AATGCGACAGCCTTAGAGCTTACTAGTGGTATTAAACTTATAATGTACAGGTGACGGGAACTGGCATACCTATCACGCTTAGAACGTGGTGTTTGTGGGTTCGAAGCCCACCCTGTATACCAAATTGAGGTGACTATGTTAGATGATATTTTAGCTGAAGGTATTGAGAGTGTTGACACTGTCGGCCTTGTCAATATTATGTTTAAAACGTCTGAACATAGTTATTGCTTAAACCTCCAAAGAAGATTTCTCATGCGTTTTGTTTCAAACAATGCCCTTGAACTAATGGACGAGTGGTTTGATAAGACTGAACAGCTAAATGATTTAGACTATGATAAATTAATTGAGGTTTTAAAATGTACATAATTCATTTCACACATAAAGTCAATGGTGAACATCTATATCTTGAACCTGTCTATATGGAAGGTTTAGAGCCAAATGACTTCTTCCCTATGCGCGCTTGGTTCTACCAGCAACTCAGCATTCTGTTTGGATATAGCCAAGAAAAGGCTGCTCGTATCTTGCTAGATATGATGGACCCAAACAATATCAAATTAGATCAGTGGTTGACAATTACAAACACAGATGATGTGTCTACATTGTTCTACAAAATCTTACTCGTTCCTGAAACAGCAACATTTCCTAGAGGTGCATAGTTGATTAAAAATAAACTTATTAAGTTTGGGGCATCATGGTGTGCTCCTTGTAAAGCTGCAACAAAATTCCTTTCCCAGTTTGATTCTGATAAATACGAAGAAGTTGACATCACATCTGATGAAGACTTAGCTCAAAAATTCAGTGTTAAATCTGTCCCAACATTCGTCCTAGTGAATGTCAATGGTGATGAGATAGACCGATTTACAGGTTTCAACCCATCCCAAATCAAGCAAGCAATTGAAAAAATTCATTGAGTTAGTTTACCTCAAAGCCCTTCGGGGCTTTCTTTTTAAATCTTAAATGATGCAAATAATTCTGTTTGTATCCTTTAGAATTTAGGAGTAAATATGAGAAAGAAAAACAGCAATGCTGATATCTTACGTATTTTCAATGACGATTTAATTTCAAAAGCTGTTAAGAAAGTCTCAGAAGTAATGGAAGACCCATTAGCAAAAAGAACGGAAATTCTTAATGCTGCTGACAAGATTATTAAATTCAAGTTCATGTTCCAAGATGCTGTTAGAAAGCAAGCTCTTGATCAGATCGAATTTGAAAGCAGACAGCTTAAACTTGAAGAACAAAAGATTAAAATGGAAACACTTCGTGGTGCTGTCGATCCAAACTCTACACCAGAAGATCAGAAAAAGTACTCAAAGATTTTCTCACCAACGTTTAAACCAGAAGGTTATGACGATGATGATGAGGACTTTGTGAAGGAGGCTTAATGAGGACTCCTAAACAGAAAATTGATCAAGTAACAACTGATGAGGGTATGGACCTTTGTACACCAAAGAGTAAGAAGCATTATGACTTTATTTGGTCTGACGCTGACATTACAGTTTTTGGTGGAGCTGCTGGTTCTGGTAAGACATGGCAAGGTCTTTGTAGATTCTTGCAATTTGCAAACGAACCTTTATATCGTGGTTATGTAATTCGTAAAACACAGGCTTCTTTGAAGTTAGGTGCTTTCGATACTGCCATCCGTTTATTCTCTGCATGGGACCCAAGAGTTAAGATCAACCGAGTTGATATGACGATTAGATTCCCATCTGGAGCAATCATCATCTTCAAAGGACTTGATGGTCAAGCATCTATAGAATACTTCCAAGGTCAAGAGATTTCGGGAGCGTTAGTCGATGAGGCCACACATATCAAGTATGAAGAGATTTCATGGTTAATGACTCGTTTACGTACAAACGCTGCTATTACACCTTCTGTGTGGTTTACATGTAACCCTGACCCTGACCACTTTATTGCTGAATGGGTTGAGCCTTACTTGTATCCTAAGAATACATACATCACTATCAATGGTCATTTAACTGACGTTGGTGGACGTGTGAATCCAAAAGGTAATGGTCGTAAGCGTTGGTATTACGTAATTGAAGGCCAATGGTATTGGAGAGATTCAAGAGAGCAATTGATTGAAGACTTCAAACATCTGATCCATGACCCTAACCAAGTTCCAATGTCATTTAGATTCATTGGGGCGACATGTGACGATAACCCAATTCTCTTACGAGATCAGCCATCATACAAATCGCAGCTACTTAACAAAACAAAAGTTGAGGCAGAGCGACTGGTATATGGTAATTGGTATATCCGAGAAGAAGGTGCTGGTTACTGGAAACATAGTTGGTGTAAGTTAATTACCAAGTTCCCTACGGACGAGGAACCAGATGATAAGATTGATAAACGTGTACGATGCTGGGATTTGGCCTATACAGAGCCTCACGATGCGAACCCTGACCCCGATTACACAGCTTCAGTGCTGATGGCAAGGACTAAGAAAGGTTTCTATATCGTAGAGCATGTAATCAGAGCTAGACGAAGAGCTGGATCGTTATATCGATATATCGTAGAAATTGCTAAAGCAGACTACAGAAACTATGGAATTATCGGACAGTATATCCCTGAAGACCCTGCTGCTGGTAGAGCTACATTCGCATTCATTAAAGACTATTGTCGTCAACGTCAAGTATTTGTAGACAAAGTAACTGGTAACAAGAAGAACAACAAGCTTGAACGTTTCAAAAACTTCGCTGCTGCTTCTGAGAACGGTTCTGTTTACATCTATGATACTAGACATCTTAAGGGCGTTAAAATCCCTGACAGTGACGATGATATGAACTGGAATGAGTATTACTTTAATGAGTTAGAGGTTTTCGACGGTGGTAGTAATGTTCGACATGATGACATGGTCGATGCCACGAGTGATGCTTTCAACGTTTTATATAGAAGACGTAACATTCGTAAGAACGTTACAATGTTTTAAAGGAGTCTTTAATGGCAAGAAACAAAGTAAAAGGAGGTCAGAGTCCGAAAGTTGCTAAATCTCTACAACCTGAAATTGGTAGCTTAGGTATCTCAATTGATTTCCTAGCCATTTCTCGTGAAGCTGTTAAGGACTTAGCCTTCCCATATTCGATCAGCACTTTTGATGAAATGTCTCGAAGTGCTGTTATCGCAGCCACATTGAGTGCTGTCAATACAATCGCTAGTAAGGTTGATTATTTTGTTGACCCTTACGATGAATCAGATACACATAAAGCTCGTGCTGAATTCTTAGAGCAATGCTTGTTCAAGGATATGGAGACTCCATTCAACCACGTTGTTCGTGATGCCTTAACTATGACTAAGTATGGCTTCTCTATTTTGGAGAAAGTTTACCGATTTAGACGTAGAAAGAATGGTAGCTTGTACAATGATGGAAAGGTTGGTATCAAATACCTCCCTATTCGCGCTCAGCGCTCTATCAGACGCTTTATTTACGATGATGGTAATAGACTACTACAGAAGATTGAACAGGTCCCTGTGGGCGTTAGAAAGGCTTCTATGAGCACTAACCCGATTCTTATGGATCGCAGTCGAGTATTACTATTCAGAGTTAACCCTACGGGCTTAAGTCCATACGGTCAATCACCTTTAGCTGATGCTTATAAATCTTGGAGAGTCTTAGAACGCTTACAAGATATTGAGACTACCAGCGCCAATCGAAATTTAAATGGTATCCCTTACCTTAAGGCTCCATCGGAAGTTCTTGAAGAAGACCCTGATGATCCTGAGTCAATTAGACGTGTCCGTAAGTTGAAAGCTGGTCTTTCTGCTATTAGTTCTGGTGAACAAAGTTATATCTTTACACCATCTGATCGATACGATGCTAACGAAGGTGGTGCTGCCCAGTATGAATTTGGTTTAGTTTCTGGATCAAGCTCACACTTATCTGCCTTGTCTGGAATTATCACTCGATACAACAATGAGACATTCCAAACTATGTGTGCAGATGTCCTCACTCTTGATAATGGTCAAGGTGGTGGATCAACAAGTTTAACATCAAATAAACAAACAATGCTTGAGTCATTTGTTCAAGCTCGAATCCAAGAGTTCCTAGAGACTCTTAATAAAGACCTTATCCCTGACTTGTGGAGAAAAAATGGGTGGGATGATACTAAATGTCCTGTCATTAAACATGGTCGAATTGAGAAGATTTCATTAGAAGTTCTTGCTAAAGCGATTCAACAGTTAATGGCTACAAACTCTATTCCAATTACAGTTGAGAACATCAACTACATTATGGAAATGTTTGGTTTCCCTACACGCCTTAAATCTGGAATGGGTATGAAAGAACTTAAAGATATTTTAGGTTTTGAAGACGAAATGCAGAGTAAGTCGGGGTCTGGGATGGAACGTGGCACTACTGGAAATGGTACAGCTAAAACTGTTCCGAAGAAGGATGCCAATGCAGCAAACAGGAGTAAAGACAATTAATGGATTTTTTACAATTCGCTCAATTGCTCTTTGATAATCAATTGCTTGCTAGTGAAGGAACAGTTAGAAGTGTTTTAACCAAATACGAATATGCCATGGCTAACGGCCCTGAGTATGTTGGATTGATTAAAAAGGTTTCTGAAAATACTGAGTTCAACACTAGGGTATACAAAGGCACTGATGGAACAGTCATCGGTGTCCTACCTGTGAAGGGTGCTTTGATTTACGAAGAGTCACAATGGGAAGCAGCGTGTGGTATGACCTCTTATGAGGGATTGGTTGCACGTGCTACTAAGATGATTAAAGAATTAGGAGCTGAACACCTTATCCTAGAATTAAATTCTGGTGGTGGTATGGCCTACGGATGTTTTGAGGCTGCTCAACATGTCCGAAATTTAGCAAGAGAACATGATGTCAAGATCACAGCTTATGTGGATGGAGTTGCCTTTTCGGGTGGCTACGCTTGGTGTTGTATTGCTGACGAAGTTATCGTAAACCCTATGGGTAAAGTAGGTTCAATCGGTGTTGTTCTTCCTCTCGTGAATACTTCAGAGATGGATAAAAAAGAAGGTATCGAACGAATCTACATCACTGCTGGTAAGAGTAAAGTACCTTTTGATAAAGATGGTAAGTTTACCAAAGAAGCTATTAGCGACATCCAAGCAAGTGTAAACGAAACTTATACCATGTTCGTTGATCACGTAGCAAGTATGCGTGGCATGAACCGTGAAGATGTTATAGACACTGAAGCTAAGACATTCGGAACAAAAGAAGCTTTAAGGTTAGGTCTTATCGACCACGTGATGACTAAAGAGCAATTTTATGAACATTTAGGAAATTTTAACGGAGACACAAACATGACCGTACAAGTACATGACAAGACTAAAGTTGAAGGCGACTCACCTGTACACACAGCATTAGTTGGTCAGATTACAGACCTTAAGAGTCAGATTACTGGCTTCCAAGACACAATTACAGCGAAAGATGCTGAGATCACAAAGCTTACAGGCGAGAAACAGAAAGTTGACGCTGAGTTAGTTACTGCACAATCACGCATTCAGGCACTTGAAAGCCAAGTACAAGAGAAAGAAAAAGCAGCTAAAGATGCTGTTCTTGAGTCACGTAAAGCACGTATCTCAGCTCTTGTTGCTGATGAAGCTGTAGCTGAACAAATGGAATTCGTTGATGGTTTCACTGACGAGAAATTTGACAAGTATATTGCTACTTTAGAGAAGCAAAATGAAAAGATCGAAGGGTCTTTTGAAGAGCAAGGTCAAAAGGTAGAAGATGAGGGCGACGCTGAAGTTCTTTCAGTTGGTGAGCGTATGGCGAATCGAATTCGTGATCGTAAGAAAAAAGCCTAATTTAGAAATCTAGACATTATCAATATTTAAGAAGGATACATTTATGGAAAATTTAGTATTGCAAAAACGCTTCCCTGAATTCGGTGAAGTTTTCCAAGACGAACACGGAACCCTGATTGGTTACACACGCCAGACAGTTGAAGTAACTGGGACAGCTGGACAGCAATTGCTTATTGGTGATCTTTTAGTGATGCAAACCGTTGCTGATACGACAGCCACTATCCCTGCTGATATTGCAGCTATTAAAGCAGCTCCGATCTTAGCCGTTTATGCTGGTAACGAAGCTTATCAGAACATGAATACCGATAATCCTACATACAACCACAACGTAACAGACTTCACAGCTGATCGCTTGAAACAAGAAGTTGTTGTTATTAACCGTGGTCCTGTCGGCTTAACGTGGGGTGGTCCAAAAGGTACAACTAAGTACTTCACAGGTCTTAAGTTCCCTGCTGGTACATCGAAAGCTGATATCGCAGCTGTACATAAGAAGCTGACTATTCAGGGCTTCAAAATTTTACGTCAAGTACCTTAATCGGTACTTCGACTGAATTGAATTTTTTAGATAATTAAATAAAGGAATTTTAAAACTATGGCTAGAGATATCATCAACCCTAAAGACACCACAGCGATCATCCAGTTAAATGAAGTGATCAAAGAGATTGAAACTGGTGTCGGCTTCATCATGAATTCAGGACTGTTTAACGAGGAACTTACACCACGTGACACAATCGTAAATGAGATTGAGAAGCAAGACAAGCGCGGTATGCTTGGTTTAACGAGTCGTCGTGAACGAAATAAAGTTAAACAGACAAGACGTAAGACAAAGCAATGGTCGGTTCAAATCCCATACCAAGAAACAATTGGTGAAGTAACTAAGGAAGACGTTTTCCAAGTTGCTAAGTCATGGGAAGATGCGACTGAAGAACAAATCATGGATGTTTACGAACGTAGATTGATTCCAATGAAAGAGTCTATCGAAAATGCTCGTGAGTATCTGTACTGGACAGCTGCACAAGGTCAAACACGTGACCCACGTGATGGATCGATTGTTCTTGATATGTTCGAGAAACATGGTATCACACGTCCAGAAATCAATGTTGACTTGACTGATTTAACAATCAACTTGTTAACTTGGATGGGCGAGTTACGTAACCGTGTAATGCGCGATAACAAGCGTAGTGGTTCACAAGGTACTATCGAAATCTTCGTTACTCAAGAAGTATTTACGAAGTTCGTACAACACCCTTCTGTGTTTGCTGCTTATCAAATGGCGTACCAAACACGTGGTCAAGAGTACATCGACAAAGTGGTTAAACCATTCGGTAATGTATCTCGTGGTGCTTACGGTATCGTATCTGAGTTTGAACATGACAATGTTCGCCTGATCGTAGCTCCTCAGACATTCATCCTAGAAGATAGCGATATCTACGAAGATGGTACAGCTGATGAGGTTGATGCTGTTGAAGCTGGTACAGGTTTTGCTGTAATTCGTGGTGTACGTGATGCGTTCAAAGCTTACTACTCACAAAGCAATGACTTGATCAGTGGTGGTCTTGCTAAAGAATACGCTTGGCGTTCAGAAATCAAAGACAATGCGTACTTTGAAATGACAGCAAGCTCAGCTCCTATTGCATTCACAACTGCACCAGAGCTTTGCTACAAGTTCATTTTCAAAACAGCTTAATCTTTGATTGAGTAATATTGTGAGGGGCCAATTTCGGTCCCTCCTATTTGTTTGGAGTTTTTAACAACTATGGATAATTTAGACAACGGCCTAGAGTTATTATCAGGTAAATTAGTAGTTTTATTCTTAACTTATGCTTTGGCTTTAGAGGCTTGTGCTAATTTTCCAGCTGGTACAAGAGTTAAAGTGACCAATGACCCTAATCCTGATCTAAATGGTGAGTATATCTGGGACGGTACAAAGTTAGTAAAAACTACAAATAATACATTAGAGAAAGCTAAGGATGAAGCTGAAAAGATTGTCGATGACAAACTTGAAACAGTTCTTACTCCTGATAAGATTCTCGACATCATTTCTGGTTTAATAACTGAGAGTGAATTAGATCAACACTTAAGACAACGTATCGATAAGATCGAAAGCGTTGCTCCTATCATTGAAGACCTTAAGAGAGAAGCTGATGCTGTTAAGAAAGATTTAGATGAACAACTATTCTTCTTAGAAGTAGACTACAACAATCTTAAGAGTTACGTCACAAGCCTTGAACTAGAAATTAACACAGATTTTGCTGGAGTTAAGCAACAGATTCAGGACCTCCGAGATCAAGTTAACGCTGACTTCTTAGCAGTGCAACAACGTATTGATCAAATCCAAGCTGAAGTAGATGCCAAGTGGTTAGAAATTGATGCAGACCTTAAGGCTGCTCAGGATCGTATTGATGCCATTCAAGCTGAAGTAGATGCAAAATGGATTGAAGTTGATCAGATCAAAACTGATTTAGATAAAGAAGTTAATGATCGTATCGCTGCTGTAAGAGCTGAAACTGAAGCACGTGTAGCTGAAATTCGTTTACTTAATGATGGCTTAACTCAAGAAATCATTGATCGTAAAGATGGTGATCAAAAATTATTTGAGAACATCGAAAACTATAAAGTTTCTAACGATTTAGCACTTGCTAACGTTCGTGAAGAAATCAAAGTTGCTGTAGATACATCAAATGCTACTGCTGAGAAAGTTGTCGCTTTAGATGCTCGTGTTAAAGTTGCTGAAGATAATTCTGGTACAGCTTTAGAGAACTCTGCTGCTGCTGTTAGTAAGGCTCAAGCTGCTGCTGATCAGGCTAGTGCTACTGCATCTCGTGTTGACTCTTTAGAAGCTGATGTGATTAAAGCTGTTGATGATTCTGGCACTGCCATTAAGAACTCTGCTACAGCATTACAACAATCACAAGCTGCTGTTGATAAAGCAACTGCTACAGCTAATCAAGTTACAATCGTTGAAGCTAAGCTTAATACAAAGAATTCAACATACAGACAAAATACAGCCCCTACAAAAACTTCACATCCAAACCTTACTGAAGGTGATATTTGGATTAACCCAGCTGCTAAGAATGAACAGAAACGTTGGGATGGTGCTGCTTGGGTTGACATTAACGATGTTCGAGTTGGTGAGAATGCTACTGCTATCTCTAAGCTTGAAGCAACTGTAAAAACTCAAGGTGATACAATTACAGCCGTGTCTACCAAGGTTGATAGCTTAGAAGCTACAATTGGTGATATGGCAACATCGGAAGCTTTAGAGCAGTTAAAAACAACTGTTGTAAAACAAGGTACAGACATCACAGCCAATGCTGAGAAAATTGTTGCTCTTGAAACAACTGTTGGTAAAAACCAAGAAGCAAACTCTAAAGCCCTACAAGATTTAAACACACGTGTTGACAAAACTGATGAGAAAGTGGCTGCTAATGCTACTGCTATCACATCGTTAAGTTCAACTGTGAATGCTTCAATAAATGCTGTCAATATTACTGCTGACTTGGACTTGGATAAAGATGTTACCTACTACTTAAAGAATGGTGAAATCGCCAAGGCTCCAGATGATGCTGGTACTACACAACGTGTTATCAAAATCGGTAACAACGCTGGTAATGACACATTATGGATGCACCCAAATACGTTCTTGCCATACGACCCTGACGTTATGTATAAGGTTCGTGCTAAGGTAAGACGTGTTGCTGGTAACGGTGTCTTCTACATTGGTATTGCTGCTAAGAATGCTGATAAAACTAAATATGTAACTACTGCTAACGCTTTAGTAGATGATATGAACTCATCTTCATACTTGGTTCAAGCAAACACAACTGCAATGCCTGTAGGCCAATGGGTAGAGTTCGAATGGTATATTAAAGGCCGTTCAACTGGTTCAGCTTTATTACCTCCAACATATGGAACAGTGGATAAGCCTGTACAACTACCAAGATTGGCTGGATACGTTAGCCCGATGCTTATTGCTAACTATGGCAACTTAGCTGGTATTGTCGATGTGGCTTATGTAGTTCTTGAAACTGCTGAAGCATACAAGGCCATCTCTGCTAATGCCAATGCTTTAACTTCATTGAAAACTGATGTGCAAAAGAATGCTGATGGCATCAAAGCTGTTGGTGAAGCTGTGACAAACGTTGAAGCTTCTGTTAAGAATATGGACATTGGTGGACAAAACCTTTGGACTATTTACAACAAACAATTTGTACAATCTAACACAGCTAATGCTCCTTATATCAATCAAGAATGGTTGAGTGAGAGCGAAGAATGGTATAAAGCAACCTTTACAAAAGACATTGCTAACTACCAACATTACTTCATTAGTATTATAGCTGACTCATCATACCCAATTGTGGTTGGAGAGGACTACACAGTAAGCTTTGAAATGAGAGCTTCTAAAGTTGCTAAGATTTACCAAATCCTAGCTTATTTCGGTGGTTTATCAACTATCGTAAATACAACTACCTCAACTACTACAGATTGGCAGACAATTACACTGACAGGTAAAGCAAATGGTACTGCGACAAATGGTTCTTATCAATTGTTCGGTTTCACAATGCTCAAGGCAGAAGGTTGGACTACTAACGATTGGTATGAAGTTAGACGTGTTCAGTTACAGAAAGGGAATAAAGCAACTCGTTACCAAAAAGCACAAGCTGGTTTAATTGCTGGCATTAAAGCGAATGCTCAAGCGTTTACAACTTTAAATGCTACAGTGAAGACTCAAGGTGACACTATCACATCTCAAGGTCAAGCCATTACTGGTCTTGATACTCGAATCAACAATATGGATGGTGTTGTACAAGGTCAAGCTACTGCAATTAATGAGATGAAAACCACTGTTAAACAACAGGGTGATGCCATCACAGCAAACAGCCAAGCTATCGTTGGGTTGAAGTCAGATATCGCTGGTAAGGCAGATTCAAAAGCTTTACAAGATTTGACAACACGTGTTGAACAAGATGAAACAAAGATTGCTTCAAATGCTTCTGCTATTACATCTTTAAATTCAACTGTAAACGCATCATTGAATGCAATCAACATTACAGCTGATTTAGACTTTACAACTGATGTCCAGTTCTGGAGAAATACAGGCGAAGTGACAAAAGTTGACTCAGGTGTCGGTACTACAGGCCGTGTCATTAAGATCGGTGATAATAACGGTAACGATACAGTGTGGATGCATCCTAAAGCTATGCTCCCATTTGACCCTGATGTGATGTATAAAGTGAGAGCTAAAGTTCGTCGTGTTTCTGGTACAGGTACTATCTATGTTGGTGTTTCTGCTAAGAACTCAGATAAGACTAAGTACGTAACAACAGGCAATACATTAGCTGATGATATGGGTTCATCAATCTACTTACTATCTGCTGGTGCTCCAGCTCTTGGTCAGTGGATGGAGTATGAATGGTATGTTAAAGGTCGCTCTACTGGAGCTGCCGTTCTTCCTTCTACAAACACTCCAGAAAGCCCAGCTCAAATGCCAGCATTGACAGGTTACTTGACCCCTATGGCGATTGGTAACTATCAATCACTTGCTGGTGAAGTTGAGATTGCATATGTTGTACTAGAGACTGCTGAAGCTTATAAAGCTATCACAGCGAATGCTAACGCCCTTACATCACTTAAGACTGATGTACAAAAGAACGCAGACGGTATTAAGGCTGTCGGTGAAGCGATTACTAATGTCGAAGCTGGTATTTCTAACATTGATATTGGTGGACAAAATTTATGGACTATCTGGAATAAAGTTCCAGTTCAGTCAAATACTGCTGATGCTCCTTACTGGAGATTTGATTGGCAGTTAGAAAGTGAAGAGTCTTACAGGGCTACTATCACTAAGGATACAAGCACATTCCAGCATTACTTTGTTGGGCTTATGGCTAATGCTAGTTATCCAATTGTTGTTGGTGAAGATTACACCGTAACATTCGAGATGAGAGCTTCTAAAGTTGTTAAGATTTCTCAAGTGTTGGCTTACTTTGGTTCTATTGGAGATATCCAAGCTACAGGACAAAGTACTTCAACTGAGTGGAAAACTTACACATTCACAGCTAAGTCAAAAGGAACACAAACTGCTGGTTCTTACCAATTGTTTGGTTTCACATTACTTAAAGCTGATGGATGGGCACTTAATGACTGGTATGAAGTCAGACGTGTCCAACTTCAAAAAGGTAACAAACCTACCAGATATCAGAAAGCTCAAGCCACTTTAATTGATGCAATCAAAGCTAACTCACAAGCATTTACATCGTTGAATGCCACTGTTAAAACTCAAGGTGATACGATTACCTCACAAGGTTTAGCGATCACAGGTTTAAGACAGGATGTGGATGGTAAAGCTTCGGCTCAAGCGTTACAAGAGTTGAAAAATACTGTTGTGACACAAGGTGATGCCATTGCTTCACAAGGCCAAGCGATTACATCATTAGATAATACAGTTAAGATTTCAGCTAAGGCTGGAACTAACTTACTTATCAATTCGAATGTTGTTGGCACTTATGATGGTGTGGGATACCCTCACGTTGTCTATAATCTTGGAGAAGATTTTGAAGTAGGTGTGCAGTACTCATTAATTTGGTGTGCTGAACATAAGAGAGGTACAGGGGATACAAACTCATCACTTGCTGTATATGCTGGTGGTGGTTCACAAACCCTCCAATCTATTGTTAATACAAATGGTAAGGTGATTAACAGAATCACTTTTGTTAAGAACTCTGCCAACTTGACGCCTAATAATTTAAACTTCTACATGATTAATAGGCCACCAGCCAGTGCTGGCTCTGTTGGTACAGTGTATTGGGCTGTTTTGGTTAAAGGACCTTCTGTTTTAACAGATGTTTGGATTCCAAGTCCTTACGACTATAAACCACAAGCTGAGGCCAACGCTAATGCCATTACAGCACTTCAGACGGATGTCAAGGCGAATGGAGATAATATCAAAATTCAAGCTGAGCAAATCACTGGAGTTAAGTCTACATTAGGTGCTATCGGAAATGATAGTGTTGCTTTGGATTATGAAGTTAAAACACCTTCTGCTTGGATGAGTCACTATGTTGGTACAGATATGGCGCAGTACTTTAAAACTACTGCCACAGGTAAAGTTAGCAATACAGTGTTCAGGAAAGATACAACAAATCCTGCAAACTGTTTTAACTACAACCTAGCCAATCTCCCTAATGACAGAGCATATAGAGTAACCTTCTGGGTTAGACGTAGTACTGATTCGACTGGTAGTTATGCCATTCCTATCATGTATGGTAGAAAAGGTGTTTGGTCAACAGCCAACTACACAGCTGTAACTATCCAAGCTTCAGAGATTCCAGCTGATGGAAACTGGTACTTCATTAGTAAGATAGTGAATTTCACATCTTCTTTTGAAACAAATGACCAGATTCGTGTTGGTATCGCTCTTGGTCATACTGGCACTGCTGGTTGGTCAGAGATGCAAGCTTTCAAAGTTCAGCCTGTTATTGGTAATGGTGATACTGATGGTACTATAGCTTCTTCTGAGGCTGTACAAAACCTTAAGACTACTGTAGAACAGCAAGGCAAAGACATCACGGCACAAGGCTTAGCAATCACTGGCCTTGACAGTAAAGTCAATACTCTTGATGGTAAAGTTGCTGGACAGGCAACAGCTATTGACGAGTTAAAGACCACTGTTAAAACTCAAGGTGATAACATCACAGCTAACTCTCAATCGATCACTAAGGTCGAGTCAAGAGTAGATGGATTGAATACAGGTAATGTCAACCTTATCGCTAAGGGTAAATGGTTGAACCCACCGATGGCTAGGGTTAATCAGAAAGACAACTACTCATTCACCTTGAAAGATGCTACTGCACCCTTCACAGATGATTGGGCGAGATTTGGTACGTTCCCAGAGTTCAATGTTGGGACACGTTACACATTCTCATTCAAGGTCAAAGTGAATGACTCTGTTGTTACAAACGTTGGTGGTCACATCAATGGATTCACAGCTGAGAAAGTCCTTCTTGATGGTGTAGTTGTCGCTGGTGCTACATACACTGCTGGTACAGCTATTGTTATTCCAAACGATAGTAAGTTCCATACAGTTACAGTGATTATGAATCGTACTGGTGCTGATACTGGTATCTACATTCAGCCAAACCGTGTGACCTCATTCGACAAAGCTTACGATTTAACAATCAAAGAAGTGATGTTAACTGAAGGGAACATGCAGACTGGATGGGCAGCTCCTCCAGATTACTTAGGTGATCAGGTTGAAGCTTCAGCGTCAGCATTGTCGGGATTAACTACTGAAGTTGGCAGAATCGATGGTGTTGTGAAGGCACAAGGTACAGATATTGTTAACATCAAGATAACTCTTGGTGGAAAAGCTGATGCTAGTGCTCTTCAAACATTGCAAGGTACTGTCATCCAGCAAGGTAAGGATATCACAGCAAATGCTCAAGCCTTAACTGGTTTAGAGTCTAATTTGAGTGATGTTCAAGCTTCTACTGGGCAGAACTTAATCTGGAATGGTGACTTCACTGATGGTCTTAATAATTGGGCCTTAAATGGTGGTGTTGCTGGTTTCAGTATTTATGATTGGACGGCTAGAGGTACTAAGTGGGGTAGATATGCAAGCTCAGACACTACAACACAGTTTAAAGGTTTCAGACAGGTTGTTCCTCTTGCGAGAGGTTTAAAACCTAACATGACCTACACTTTAAGCTTCCAAGCTCATGGTAATGCTGGCTCGATTGATAAAACAATGCAAGTCATCATTCACAGGGTTGGGACAAGCTCTGGAAATAACCAAGTTGCTGGTGGACCTTTCGCTACTCCAGCTGGTGTTGCAAAGCATTCATACACTTTCAACACAGACGGTATTACAGATTTGACGTACTTAAACGTTATCTTCTACTGTCCTACTGGTTTTGCTCCAGACTTCTTCTTGACTGAGATTCAGTTAGAGGAAGGTAAGGTGGCTACTGGATTCAAGAAATCGAATTCAGAGATGTTAAGTGGTATTAGTGCTAATGCTCAGGCTGTAACTCAGCTTCAGACTACTACTAAGAACCAAGGTGATGCAATCACAGCTCAAGGTAAACAGATCACTGATATCAATGTTCGTATCAATGACATGGAGAAAGATAACCTACTTAATCCATTCAGAGATGTGATTGGTAGTGGTGCTAAGTACCAGATAGTGTCTATCCCTCTTAAGACTCCGATCACCATTAAAACGGATGAGAAGATTACAGTAAGAGGTAAGTTGTCATTTGAACATCCAAATGCTCTTACAGATGCACAAGGTATTGCTATTTATCTTGAAGGTAGTCCACGTTTCGCTTCTATCCCTTTACTCAAACAAGGTCCAGATCAAACATTTGAAGGTACTTTGACAGTCCCAGCTATCAATAATGGTAGAGTTATCGGCAACCTTAGCTTCTATGCATTCCCTGATGGAATGGCTGTAGCTGGTACAAAGCTTACAGTACATTGGGCAGAACTCTTTAGGGGTGATTCAATCCTTGGTGGTACGGCTTCGGCAGTACAATCTTTAAGTGCTACAGTGACTCAGCAAGGTAGAGATATTGTCTCACAAGGTCAATCAATTACTCAACTTAAGTCATCTGTAAACACCTTAGAAGGGCAGATGGGCCAGAAGGCTGATGCTTCAGTGTTGAATAACTATTACACCAAAGCTCAGACTGATTCAGCTGTAGCAGGTAGAATCACAGAGTTTAGTAGCTCACTGGTAATTGGTGGTGATAACGCCTTAGCAAACTCTGAGGCTCCTAGAACAGCTAACCCTGTTTCAGAATATCTACTGTACGAAAGAAGTGCAGAATTGAAAGCGTTCTACGATCAGAACTTAGGTAAAACTATTTCAATCTCTTTTGAATTAAGCGTACCCGTAGCTGGTCAAGTTCAGGTGTATGCTAGTAACAATACAGCTCACTCTTTTGTGACATCTGTAAATGTTGCAGCTGCCGATGTGAACAAATTCGTTAGATATGAGGTTCAGGTAATCCCTGTTGCTAGTTCAACTCCAAATGTATTAGTTTCATCTTTAGAATTCTACGGTACAGCTTACGGAAGTAAGAGATACCCTACAGTTCAGAAGGTGCAAGTGCAAGCTGGTAATAAAGCTACTGCATGGAGTCCTAGTCCAAGAGATATGTCAACTTCTCTTGAAACTAAGATTGGAGCCAACACAACAGCTATTGGTAAGGTTGAGACAAGGACAGCTACTCTCGAAGGTACTGTTGAGACTCAAGGTACTGATATTCGTGCTCTACAAAGTAAAGTCAACGACCCTGTTAAGGGTATTGATGCTACTGCGATTGCTATGGGTAAACTAGATACGAGAGTTAAGACTACTGAAGACAGCATCGTTGCTCAAGGTAAGTCGATCACTCAAGTTGAAGCTGACCTTAAGAATATCACTGCTGGTGGTAGCAACTTGCTGAGAAATGGTAACTTTGCTTCAACTCCTGATCTAGCAAATTGGGGAAATTGGGGTGGTACAAATGCTACTCGATCTGTGGCAACTATCTCAGGTAAAAAATGGGTTAGAATCACAGCGAATAACACATTGACATTCCGTGGTATTTCACAGTCAACACCTGTTAACTCGTTTAAACGTGGTGTTCAGTACACAATCACATTTACAGCTCAGTCTGTGGGTGCTACTGGTGGTGTACAACTTGTGATTCACCAAGCTGGGGATGGTTCTAACGATCCACAAATTACTCCAGCTGTGTTCCCAATCACCAATGCAGCTAAACGTATTTCACATACGTTCACATCATCCACTGCTGCTAAGACAGCTTTTAACGTGATGATTGGCCCACAAAATGGTGTAGCTGGTGATATCTACTTGACAGACATCATGTTCACTGAAGGTAACGTTGCTACGGCATGGAGTCCTTCTAATGATGAGATCAACGATAGCTTATCTGCTAACGCTAAAGCTGTTACTGATCTAGGTGTTGAAGTAGGTAAGGTTGATGGAAAAGTTACTACTGTAGCTCAATCTGTGACAACCCTTGAGGGTACGGTTGGTGAGAACTCAGCTGCACTTCAAACTCAAGGTATAGTTATCGATGGGTTGAAAGTAAGGTGGTCTGTTAAAGCCGATGTCAATGGTATGGTGTCTGGTGTGGCAATGAACAACGATGGTAAGACCGCTGATTTCATTATCAGAGCTAACACCTTCGCTATTGCACCTCCTACGACTGCTGGAGCTGGTGATGTTGGTAAGTACGCTTTCGTGTATCAATCTACAGCTAAGACATTACCTAATGGTACAGTTATTCCAGCTGGTTTATATGTTGACAGCTTGATGTTGGGTGAGATCAATGCCAACAGGATTAATGCGAATAGCTTAAGTGCTATCAGTGCTAACCTTGGTACATTGATTACATACAAAGACCCAACACAACCAACTAAAGCTCGTATGGTTATTCAAGGCAGCTTGATCACTGTATACGATGACAACAACAAAGTTCGAGTTAAATTAGGGCTGTGGTAGCCCTAGTTTCGGAGGTTTGATATATGCCACAAGGTATTTACATTACAGACCCGAACCTCAAAGTAACTTTTGACGGAACGCAAAGGATTCCTAAAATTCTGGCTTCCGTCACTATGGTTAATGGGGATAAGGTAAGAACTGTAACATTGCCAAGGGAAATTAAAGGTGAATTATATTACTATTTCCAGTCGAACAATGCTGAAGTTTCACCTTATTTAAACCCTATGGTTTTCAATTTTAAAGTGACTGCCTCTGGTACAGTCGCTACAGTTGAATACTTGCAGATTTATTCAGCTTTTCCAAGTGTAACTATTCCATTTACAGTTTACATAGGGGAATTTTAATGGATACATATTTTAGTGCCACCAATGATGTCACAGAAGTCATTGATGATAGTTTTTATAATATCGCACTCATCAAAAAGGAGAGGTTTTATTACCCACAAAATGGAGCTGGTGAGACAAGGTACTATGGATATTTCGATGTAGATATCACAGGAATCGAACATCCCGTTGTAGCTTACAGCTCAATCTGTGCAGCTTCTTACTACACAATGACCCCTAACAAAGTTACATTGTGTGTAGGGGCTTTTACTCAGCAAAATGTACCAGATGCCGTACAAAAACTGAATAACCCCAACAACTATATTGACGTATATGTTTTTGGTAGACCTAAAGATAATACAGAAAATATTGGACTTAAGATTTGGGATGCAAATGGTAAGATGGTTTTTGATGCTAATCATAGATATATGAAGCCTCAGTTGATGCATATGGAAACTGCACATTATTCTCCAGCTGGTGGTGGCTCAAATGCATTTAACAACAATAAGACGCTAACATTACCTGCGGGTAAGAGTTATGCAGTATTTCCATTAAATCGTATTTTTGCCATTCAAGCTGAATATATCTCAGATGGTTGGGAGACTTATTGGAAAGCTGATATCTACAGTTCAACCTGTGCTATTGATGGGAATACCGTGTATTTGACTTCAGGTCTTGTAGAATCAAATGATGATGAGAACGTAACAGCTATGGGAGCTTGCCGTCATCATTATGCTTTTATTGATGTCACAGACTACTAAGGAGGCTGCATGGCTTTAAGTGAAATTGAAAAGTTAAGGTTGGCTGCTGGTGATATTGACCCAGACTTTCCTTGGCTATCAGATGAACAATATCAAAATTTTATTGATGAGTTCCCAAATAAAAGGCGAAGAGCTAAAGCTATTGACTTAGCGCTCTTAGCTGTGAAAGCAAATGATGTGCATGAAAGATCAGGACAGGAAGAACGATGGGGCAACCAAGCGTTTGAAGGAAGTCTTGCACTCATTAAACTTAAATGGAAGGACCCAGCATTCAATGGTACTCAGGCAATGCCAAGCTTTGTTGGGACATCTCGTGAAGAAATGTTTGACTTAGCTACTGATCCAGACAGAGTGCCAGACACATTCTATAAGGGAGAGAGTTTCGGTAAGGCTGAATGGCAGACATACAGAACTTATCGTTACCTTTGTCGTAACGACGAACCTTACATCTATAGGATAGTTCCTTATGTCATTTAAGTTCAAGATCAAAGGTGACACGAAGGGTCTTAAGAATTTAAAACGCAGACTCGCTAAGGTTGCTAAGACTGAGGTTGAATGGGGGTGGATTAACGGTAAAGCATATCCAAAGGGTGATATCAATGGCAGGGGTGGTATTCCTTTTGCCATTGTCGCTATTCACAACGAATACGGTGCTTATGTTAAGAATCCAAAGAACAATGGAAAGTATCTCTATATTCCACCTCGACCATACTTCCAACAGTCTACTAAAGTATCTAGCTCTTATTTAACCACAGAGGCTCATGACATAGCTTCTCACGTCTTGCTTGATGGTGACTACCAGTTAAAGCTTAAAGAGGTAGGAGAGGCCAATGTGGGCATTCTGAAGGCTAGTATTGCTAGACAGAATATGACTCCTCTACATCCTAAGACAATCGGTATTAAGGGTGATGATACACAATGGAGAGACACAGGGAAATTACTTGAGAATATTTCGAGTAAGGTTGTCTACAAACGTGCTGATTATAAGGGGTAGAAATGAGTCGAATGAAACTAGGTAGGATGGCTTATAAAGTCCTACGACACAAAGATGGCTACTACGACGACAATGGATTGTATGTCGAGGGTGGTTGGGATGAAATCACGATTCGGGCCAGTTACCATGGAGGGTTGTATTGGAATGCTGTGAAATTTAACCAAGCTGGTGAAGTTTCTAAACAGGCCATTTCAATCAGGTCAGATCAACCTCTCTACCAGTCTTCTGTAAGTGACACATCAAATGGTGGGAAGCTTGGAGATGTCTTTGTTGATGAAGACGGAGTTCACTGGGAAGTTAGAGAGTGTAGGAAATACAAAAACTTACGAGCTACAAGGCATTGGGAAGCTATGGCAGTAAGGTTAGACGAGGATGAAATCCCAAGGAAATAAGATGATTGAGTCAGTAGTTATTAGATGTATCAAGCATCTGAATCCTACTCTTACACACATTGTTGGTGGGCAGAATGGATATCACCCAAAGCAAATCTTTGTAATTGTTGAAGAGGTTGACTCTTATTTGGTTGGTACAGCTACTAGAACGCTGACATCAAGAACAGGGGTCTGGCTTCAACAACAAACCAAAGAACATGTAGTTCGAGTTGGTGTACAAGGTGCAGTTAGTCCAGAACTAAGCAATATCGCAGAGATGCTTCAACTCTTGTTGGATACTCCTGTGGTGCGTCAAAACTTTCAGGATGAAGGTTACACGCTAAAGGTTGATCGACAAATATTGCCTTTGAATATGGAACTAAATTCAGATCAATACAAACGTTATTCACTTACGTTGAAGCTATCAACAAGTATTTCAATTGAAGTTGCTCAGCCTTCTATGAAGGGTGTCGAAGTCAAAGGAGAGTTCTTTGAAGATAATGGATACAAGCTAGGTGAGTATGAAGAGACTATTCAAGACGATAGTTAATACAACTTCAAAGAAGGAATAAATTATGGATTTTATGAAAAACATCATTGATGTTCAGATCAGAAACACTACTGGTAACACCAATACAACTGACTTGAACACAATCATGATTCTTGCGAAACACACAGTCTTTACAGCTCCAGAGCGCTTCCGTATTTATCGTGATGCTGCTGCTGCTAAAGCTGATGGTTTCCCAGAGAAAGGTTATGTATACAAAGCGTTGCTATCGGCTTTCTCTCAACAATACAAGCCAGCTCTTGTAGTTGTTGCTAGTGGGTTAGCTGCTGCTGCCACTGCTGCTGACTATGTTACAGCATTCGACAAGATGCAAACAATCACTCAAGGTTGGTTGTGGATGGTTTCTGACTTACGTGTTCCAGCTGATCAGTTAACACTTGCTAAAGCGGTTCAAGCAACTGAGAAGTTCTACGCTGCTGGTACAAGTGACCCTAACGCTGTTAATGCTACAAACACAACAGATATTGGATCGTTACTTAAAGCTAACCAGATCACACAGGCTTACGCTTGGTACGATGTTCCAGATGTTGACCTAGTTACATACTCTGCTTCAGAGATCGCTCTCTTGGCTCGTTGTGCTGGTAAAGTCGCTGGTACAGTTCAGTTCTTGTACAAAGAATTGGTTGGTGTTCCTAGTCCTGATTCTGTGGTAGACACTGAGACTAAACAAGCTACATTGACAGCTAAAGGATACACATTCGCTGCTGTTGGTAATGGTAAGGTTTACTCATACGGTGCTGGTAAAGTTGGTAACGGAGACTGGATCGATATTCGTCTCGTTATGACTTGGACAACAGTAAACATCCGTCAACGTGTGTTCCGTACAGTAACTAGCTTAGACAAGCTTGGTATGGAGAATGACGGTGCTGCAACAATCGAATCGGATGTTCGCTCAGTACTTATGGAAGGTCGTGATTTAGGTATGTTCTCTCGTGATGCACCTATCATCGTAACAGTTCCAGACGTAACAACTCTTGACCCAGCTGTTCGTCATGATCGTATTCTTCCACGTGTTGAATTCGAGGTGCAATTAACTGGAGCTATTATCGGTACAGTTATTAGAGGTTCGGTGTACGAGTAATCGTACCCACCCTTTCTTATTAATTTAATTTAAAGGATAAATAAATATGGCTGGAAATAAAACTGGTGTATACGATTTTAGTAAAACTATCGTGACAATTAGACACCCTAAATTCGATGGTATCGTTAAGATCGATGGCTTCATGCCAGATACTACAATCAACGTACAGCGTGACGATCCACGTTGGAGTCGTAGTAACTCAGGTGATGGTAAATCATCAACCCTAGTACGTAACCCTATCAACTCTGGTACGATCACTTTCTCTCTCAACCAGTCTACAGATGGCTTGGCTAAGATGAACGCTATTGCACAATATGCGAACGTAAGTGATGGTCAGGACATGATGTTTGAAATCACAATCGCTGATAAATCTTCAGGTTCATTCCACTTCTGCCGTGACGCTATTGTTGGTGATCCAGAGAGCGTTGAGTACGGTGGTGAAGAAAATGGTCGTGAATGGGTTATCCAATGTGGTGAGTTGATTAACAACCTTAACGGTGCTGCTAAGATGCCACGTGAAACTTTAGAGTTCATCAATGCTCTTGGGTTCAGTGTTGACGCTTCTCGTGTAGCAGCTTACTAAGGAGTAGCAAATGAGCATTTCAATTTTAGACCCATCTAAGTTAAGTTTAAACATTCTTGGATGTCAAGTCGAGGGTTTCTCCAACGGCTCATTTGTGTCAATGGAGAAGCAAGACCCTACATTCCATACAAGGACCTCTCTGAAGGGGTCCAAGTTGGTTGGAAGAAATAAATTTAGCGACTATCAGTTCGTATTCAAATTAGATAATACAGCTGGAGCCAATACATGGCTTCACGCCATATACAAGATTCAGGAATCGTATGGGATCATTTTTCCCGTCCCTGTAATCTACAAAGATTTAAATGGTGTCAACTCTTTCTTCTGTCCTTCTGTGATTATCCAAGAGCCGAAGGTTGAGCAAGGTGGGGAAGTGTTCCCGACAGAATGGACTCTTATTTGTCCAAGAGCTACACACACAATTGGTGGTAGTAATAGTGATGCGAAGATTGCAAACATCTTATCCACTATCTCTACATTGGTTCAAGTTTCTAGCCTCTTGGATGTCAACTTATCAGACATTAACTCTATCGCATCACAGATTCAGAATAGAGCTAGTTCAGCATGGAGGAACTTATTTTGAACTTTGACATGATCGATAAGATTTTACAGAAAGTTGGCTTCTACAATTTTGACCCATCCGATGTTGAATTTATCGTTGCTGGTTATTCCATGAGTGATTTTACTCGACTGAGTATCATCCCAACACAGAAGAGGGTAACAATCCAAGGTATCGATAAGCAATACCATACTTATGCCAAGATTCCACATTACTACAAAATCTCATTTGATGTCCTACCAGTGTGTAAGGACCTTGAGGTTATGGAAGAACTAAATATGGCTCTTGAAGAAAAGGATGGTAGCTTCGACGTAATTATTAAAAGTCAAGGACGATTCCTTGGAACATTCAAATGTTATTTTGAAGTGGATTCTTCAGACATGTTGAGTGAGGAAGCAAGCGATAAAACATATGAGATGGTCGCTATCAAATTGGAAGAAAGTATTAGACAAACAAGTTTAGGAGAAAGTTAATGAAATTTGGTTTAAACCCAAAGATTAAAGATTTTGGTGGTAAAGACGGACAACGTGTCGTGAACTACAACGATGGTGAGCGTATTTACTCGATTAAGCCATTCAAAGGTAAGAAAGGTACTATCGCAGCTGCCAAGCTAACTAAGTACGTTTCTGAGTCATTTGGTGGCGTTATACTGGGTGTTCTGGATCAGATTGAAGGTGGGACAGAAGTTGAGAAGTTAGACACATTAGGTTTCATGATCTCAGGTATCTTAGACGGTGCTTTCAGAAATCTTGATGATCCAAATATCCATGAGTTCTATTTCTCGTTATTCGATGAAGTATATCGTGATGGTCAAGCGATTGACTATGATGCTGAATTCACACTCGAACAAGAGTATGCCATTGACCTTGTACGTCACATTGTTACATACAACTTCAAATCGGTTTTTCAGCATCTCGGTATCGCTGCTCTCTTAAAGAAAAAGGTGTCGGAAGAGTAAGCGAATCGAGGGTAAACAATAAGGAGTTTGAGAAGCTGGAAAAGACAGTTTCACTCCCTACAGAATGGATTCATATTCTCATGGATGAGAAGCCATTATTATCCCTTGAATACCTAATCAATGATGCCACGATTTCTGATGTATACGATGCATTAGAGATGATGGAAATTAGGAAATACATGAAGATCGAAGCGGGGAAATTTGAAGATGACAACAAAGGTTGAAGTAGCTAAGTTTCTCTCTGTATTTGGCTTTGAGATTGATACGGCTCAACTAGAAAAGTTTGAGACTCTGACACGTGGTGTTAGGGCTTCAACAGTAAAACTTGCACGTGACTTAAGGGCCACCAATACACAACTTACAGCTGTATCAACTAAGTTGAAGTCTGTCAATACCAGCTTAAATTCTGTTGGCTCTCGTAAGGGTGCTAGTAGCTTAGCTGGTGGGTATGCCAGCCTTTCAAGGAACGTGAACGTAGCTCAGACCTCTTTAGTTAGAGCATCTACTACACTATCAAATATCGAACCTAAGCTTTCACAACAAGCTATCACAGTTGCCAACCTTGCTAGGTCTTGGGGACACTATTCACGTGAAGTTAGACGTGCGAATGAGGACCTGAAAAATAGACCTACCAACGTTACGCCTGTAAGACCATCACGTGCTAGTTTCGCAACTGGTGCTATGGCTGGAGCTGCTACAGGTGGTCGTTCAGGTGGTGGAGCTGGTGCTGGTTTGCTTGGTGGTATAGCTGGACGTTTTGCTGGTAACTTTGCTCCCTCTGCTGCTTTAGCTGGTGGTGCAGTAACAGCTGGCTATGCTGCTAAAGAAGTTATCATGGTTGGTCGAGAATATCGGAAGATGAGACAGGTATTACTTGCCTCTTCTGAATCTCAAGCTGAGTTCAATAGGAACTTGGATTATGCAGAGAAAGTGACAAATAGATTAGGTACTAACGTAATCGAATTTGGTACTGCTTATGCTAAGACATTACAAGCTGCTAAGGGTAAATTAGACCTTAGTCAAACAGAGAAATTATTTGAACAGTTCTCTGAATTAATGGTTGTCCTTGGATCAAGTGATGATGACCAGAAAGGTATCTTCCGAGCAATGTCTCAGATGTTCTCGAAAGGTAAGATTCAGATGGAAGAAGTCAACCAGATGGCTGAACGTAACGTTCCAGCTCTAGCTATGTTGACAAGAGCTTACAAAGAATTGGGTATGACTCAAGCTGAGTTTGAGAAGGCCCAACGTGAAGGTAAGCTAGACCCTACCAAGTTCTTGCCATTATTTGGTAAGTATGCTAGTGAATTCGCTAGAAACAACGATGCTTTAAACAAAGCTTTGCAATCTAGTGTGACACAGCAAGGTATCTTCATGAACCAAATGAGGAAACTTGCAGACCAGATCATGGAAGCTGGTTTAGATAAATTACTTGGTGAGATGTTCAAAGGATTGACAAGTCTAGGTACAGCATTGACACCACTAGTTATGTGGCTTGTTAAAGCGACACTAGGGTTCGTAGCATTTACAAAAGCTATGGTGGACTGGTCAAAAGAACATCCAGTAATCGCTGGTATGTTGCTTGGATTGGCTGGAGGTTTCTTTGGATTAGGTAGAGCTTTAAGAGCTGGTACACCACTGGCATTAGCTTTATTCAGTGTCCTTATTAAAGGCTTGGCTGGACTTAAGATTGCATTGATTCGTACTGGTATCTTAGCCATCTTTGTTGCCATCGGTGAAGTGTTAGCTGCACTGTATGAACATATGAATGGTGAGAATAATTGGTTGTCTGTAACGATCAACTATTTAACTATTTTTGGTCAGAAGATTGAGAACGTTTATGAAAACTTCTTAACTTTGATGACAGCGATTCGTAAGGGTATTGGAGATAGTGTGATCGGTGAGTTCTTCTCGAAGTTGTTTAATTTCGACTTTGGTACAGCCTTCAATGGGCCTAAGACTCCACCTAATCAAATGCAAGCCCCTGCTGGTAGCACAATTGCTCAGCAAAATCAAGCTGCACAAAACTTAAGGAACAACACAGCTCCTTATAACAGTCAGATGCCACAACCTCAGAAGCCAGCTATCTTTGGTGGTTTCAACGCTCAATACACATTACGTGTGGAGAACGGTAAACAGGTATTCACGACAACTCAAGGACAGAAAATCAACGTAGGAGGTCTGCAAAAATGATTTATTCATTAGTCATCTTGAATGACCAAGGAGCAATCCAAGAAACGATCTCCTTTGATGCTGTTACAAGGTTCTCTAAGTCATACTCAATGAGTGTGGCTCAGAACCCTGTTGAGGAAGGTTTCAGTGTCTCTGACCACATCTCTAGAGGGAACACGAAGTTCTCAATGTCAGCCGTTGTCACTGATTCTTTATTCATGAGAAAAGGTGCAACACTCCAGTATATCAATGGACGATTTGAAAGGATTTATGAAGATGTCGATCCTATCACAGATGAGTCTCCTTCAAAGGCTATGCAAGAGAGGTTAGAGGCCATTGCTGAGAAAGGTGAAATCTTTGGGTTATTCGAGTCAAAGTCTTCTTTAGAAACAAACGTTGTAAATCTTATTTATCCTTGTGCTTTAACAAGTTTAGATTTTGAAAACTCTGATGGTTCTGAAGCTGTTTATCCTGTCATGTCTTTCGAGAAGATTAGGGTAGCACGAGTTGAGACAAAGGTAGTAGAGAATCCTTCACCTGAATTAGTTCCATATGTCAAGAGTTCTAATGCTGGCAATCAGACTGGTAGTGATGGTACAGCTGCTATCACAGACCCTAAAGTTGATGACACTGACCTTATCAAACAAGCTAAGGAAGGTAACAAAGACTTGGTACAGAAAGTAGTTCCTAAAGAGAAGTCTTGGTCCGACTTGAAAGTAGCTGAACAGCAAAAGCAGATTGATGAGATGAAGTTTACGAACCAAGCTGAACGTGAATTTAGAAAGCGTTTAGAGAGTGGTAAGTTGACATGGAGTGATAAAGGAGAGTTCAACAAGGTTTATGTTAATAGCTTGATGACGAAGAAGTATGGAGCTGGATGGCAATCTCCAGTTGGTTCACCTAAAGCCCCTGTGACATCTACTGTTGCTGGTGGTGGTTCTATGAGGCAGAAATAATGAGCTTTTATAACTATGCTTGGATTGAGATGGTTGACAATCCTACATACAGTTGTACTGCTGTATGTTTCGAACAAACCCTGAACATTAGAATCACTTGGATTGAACGGACAAAACGTAGATCAATATCTGTAGTAGGTAGTAACGGTAAAGTCTACCTACAGAATACAGTACTCAACGTCGATGAGCCAATTAAGTTCAACTCTAATGCTTTAGAAGATGGATATGACTGTAGCATTGTTCTCCAGTCAGTTCCAGATGCTCCCAAAGAAATTGACTACCTTAAATGGTCTAAGACAATGTTCTTGACAGTATTTAGAATCACGGAGAATTAATATGATTGGTGGTGACATCCAATGGTCAAGGTATGCAGAAGTAAACTTCACTAACTTCAACAGTGGAGTCATCACAACAATTAAGAGTAAAGAGATTGACAACAATAATAACATTATTGGTGAAGGTCTTAGAATTGCATTTGAATACTCTAAAAGTGATGACCAAGGCTACAATTCACCTAACGGTAAAATCATTATCTATGGTTTAACTGAGAAGACTTTCAATGCCGTTGGTGAGAGATTGAGATGTGAAATTGAAGTTAAAACTGGATATCTTGAATCTAAATTAAATGCACCAAAAAGATTGTTTTACGCAGTCTTGATGGATAAGAAATACGAAATACAAGATGGTATTAGTATCAGCACTTTTGATGTCTTAGGTAATTTCATTGAAAAAATAATTGCCGAGAAGATGTCAATGAATCTTCCAAAAGCGACACTCATGGATATCATGGTTTCGATCTCCCAATCAATGGGTAAAGCATTCGAGATGAGTATCAATGGTGATGAGAATGACAGAGAACTACTGGTCAACTACATCATGAAGTGGGTTGTTTCACCTTATGGATATGCATTCGCTGCTACACCTCAACAAGAGTTAAAAAGACTCAAAGATGCTTACGGTATTATTTATCGTGTCGAGAAAGATGCTGTTGTATTTGGTATCTCCGATAAAGCATATAACTGGCATTTAGATGGTGCAAGACAAATCTCTCAGGTTGAAAAGAAGCAAGCCGATACTACATTGATTGCTGAAAATAAAGTAGCTCCAGAGGTAGTCGAAACAAAACCTATTGCCACTTCTGAAAAGAAGATTGACCTTATCAAGACTCATGCTTTGATCTTGTCTTCAGAAACAGGTTTGATTGGATCACCTGTAGTTAGTACACCTATTGAAGATAAGAACTATGAAGAAGGTTTAGCTGAAGGTGAAGAGGTCTGGTCTAAGAAAGAACAGAGAGCTGTCATCGATAAGAAAACTGGAAAGCAGAAGATCGATAAGAAAACTGGTAAAGCCAAGTTCACTAAGAAACCTAAAAAATACAAGGTTGCTAGACGTACTGTCACAGCCAAGTGTTTTATCAACGCCATGATTGAGTTCAACTCCCAGATCACAGTAATTACCCCTAGTGGTATTGCTGATGGTACATACCGAGTTAGAAGCATCAAGATCACAGGTGATACAGAAGCTAGTGGGCCATGGTTTATGGAACTGGAACTGAATGGTGAAGGTTACAACAAGAAAGATACGGAGTTTAGTTAATGGATGAAGTCATTACATTACAGTTAGAAAGTGAACAAATTCATGTAGGTGGTGAGACAGAAGAAATCGAGTTGGAGCCTATACTTTATAACTTCATGGATGACTACATGAGAGAATTAAAGTTCTGTATGCCAGCTCGTGTCACCAACGTTCAACATGCTGAAGAGTTGAGAATCGATGTTCAACCTCTAAATAAAATCAGGTTCAACGATGGTGTCGTTCAAGACTTACCTACAATCACAAACGTTCCGATGTTTTGTTACGGTACAGATGATAGTGCCGTACTCATTACACCAAAACAGGGACAGACAGTTTTACTACTATTCTCTCAATTAAGTTTAGACGAATTGAAGGGTGGTAGCATCCAGCCTTATGAATCACGAAGTAATAGGAAGATGGATATTAACGATGCTATTGCATTGCCTAGTATCTTCCCATTCAACAGGAGTCCAAACAGGAAGATTAGACACAGCACAGAACACTCATTAGAGGATTTGACTGTAGTCCATAACCTTGGTACTGGTCGTGAGAATAAGGTCATCTTGAAGAAAGATGGAAGTGTCGGGATCACAAGCCCATCGTCAGTAACGATTGACACACCTACAACAAATATCAAAAAGGATTTGAATGTTGGTGGTACTGTCAATGTCGATATTGATGTAAGAATTAATGGTCGTAGTGTTAAGACATTTATGGATACACATACACACAACTATACAGATGACGGTAACGCTATGGTTACTGCCCCACCAAATCCAACAGGAGGCTAATATGGACATTTTAATGGGAAGTGATGGTGTTAGCCTACAAGGTGGGAAACTATTGCTTACAGAGAGCCGTGCGACATCCTTAGCCCAGAGATTGTCTATTCGACTTAAAACACACCTTGAATCTTGGTTCCTGAATATCAATCTTGGCATCGATTACTTTAACAAAGTTTTCGAGAAGACAATTTCAAAGTCGAGTATTGATGCTTTATTCCAAGCTGAAATTTACAAGGATTTGAGAGTCGAAAAGATTGAAGGGTTCAAGAGCAAGATTGAGCGTAACCTCTATCAAATGGAGTTTAGAGCTAAGGCCAAGGATGGATTGGTCAGCGATATAATTTACCTAAATGTCACTGGTGGGAATATCACTGTAAGTATTGGAGCATAATTAATGGCGATTTTAAATGATAAAGGTGTCGAAATTCAAAAGCTTGAAGGGATTCTTCAAGACATGCAAAACATTGCTAGGCGTAAATTTGCTGACCTTCTTAGACCTGATGATGAACTCGACGTTAGTGATGTGTCGGTCCTTGGACGTATTCTAGGTATCGATGCTGAGACTGAATCACTTAATGAAGAGTTACTTCTTTTGTTGTGGCAATCATTAGACCCAGAACAAGCTGAAGGATTATTCCTCGACAAGATTCTTGGACTATCTGGTATCTATCGTAAGTCTGAGATTAAAGGTTTTGCTGGTTTGATCCTAGAAGGGAATATTGGTGTAACGGTTCCAAGTAGAAGCTTAGTCTCTAGCCCTATTACTGGTGACGTATTTGAGACTACAAGTGATGTAACCTTTGGGTTAGATAACTCTTGTGGTGTAGTACTGCAAATTCCAAGTACTGCTGCTAACCAGACATTCTCTCTTGGTTACACAGGTAGCTATGGGCAAAACAAGTTCCCAACTATCACGACAAGAAGTGTTGAAGGTGATACGAAGAATATGATTGCTAGGCGTTTTGCTGAGACAGTCAATAGTTCTTCTACCATCCTGTATGCCACTGTAGATAGTGATGATAACGTTGTTGTTAGATTCCTTAACCTGAATACAGTTGGTTACTTTACATTAACTGACAGCGCATTCAAAGCCATTCAGTCATATATGCCAGCTTCTAGTATCTCAGTAACAGCTGATGCTGGCACACAAGCTGCTGACTCATTAACTGTAATGCAGACACCTGTAATTGGTTGGACTGGCGTTACAAACCCATTTGATACTATCTCAAGTGAGCCTAAAGAAGACGATGGTACTTTCCGTATTAGGGGTCGTATCTCAAAGGCAATCAAGTCAACAGCTAACAGAACAGCATTGTACTCTGATCTATATGCACTAAATGGTGTTAGATATGTAAACGTACAGGAAAACATCTATGATAACCCCATCGCTGGTAGAAGTGCAAAAGGTATTTCTGTTGTAGTCCTTGGTGGTGACAATACTGAAATTGCTCAGGCAATTAAGAATAACTTACCTCTTGGATGTTTGACAGATGGTTTAATCACTATTCCATTACCTGATGCTGCTGGTCCTATGGATATCAAGTTTAGTAGACCTGAATATGTACCTATCCAAATCAAATTAGGTTTAGAGGTAGATTCGACATTCCCACAAAACGGTAAGATTCTTATCCAAGAAGCTATCGTTAGATACTTTGAAGACCTTGAAGTTGGTGATGACGTTATCTGGTCTAAATTATTCAACCCAATTAACGAGGTTAGAGGTCAAAGTGTTAATACTCTGTACATTGGTAAGAGAGGTGAAAACCTACTTCCTCAAAACATTGTGTTGAACTACAACCAGTTACCTATCATCTCGTTCGAAGATATCGAAGTTTAAGGAGAGAACATGGACAAGATTGATTACGCAGCTCTTGCAAGGTCAAGATACACAAATCAATTCGAGAAGGATAAAGTCTTTGATGCTATTGTCCAGACATTGATTGAGTACAAAATGAAAACTCAAGATTTGTACATCAATTTTGCTAAGACTATTCTCGACATTGAACTTTCGACTGGAAGAAACTTGGATTTAATTGGCTCCATTGTGGGCCAACCAAGAGTCCTAGTTGACTTCAGTACTGATAAATATTTTGGTTTCTTAGGGAACCCAAGAGCTGAACCTTTTGATGTTGGTCTTTGGTATTCAGAGTTTAGTGCTAAAGGTACAGACTCACGGGTGCTCTCAGATGAAGAGTACAGACGAATCATCAAAGCTCGTATCATTCGAAATAAGACAAACTGTAATCGTGAAGATTTCATCAAAATTTTAGATTTGATCTTGAATATTGATCGCACTAAAACATACAAGAATATTCTAGCTAACAGTAACTTCACAACTCCTTTGGTTCTTGGAAATGCAACATCGGCAATTACTAAAGGTGTAAATGTTACTGACACTGCTGTCGCTCAAATCACTAGTACTTGGGTGGCTCCTAACCTTATCACGAATGGAACTCAAGAGGTTACAGGTGGCAGTGCTAGTTTACCAGAATACACTTTATGGAGACGTTCTGCTGAGTTGAACACAGCTTACAGTAAAGGTGCAATTGATATCTCATTTGATATTAAAGTTTCTATTGCTGGTGATGTTCAAGTTTACTCACAGAACAATACCCCAGATTACAACTTCAATGTATTAACAAATGTGGATGTAGCCAACACTTATGTTCGTCGTACTGTACGAGTTACACCAACTAGAAATACAAGCAACAACACTGGGCAATCTTGTCTTGAGTTCTATGGCTTAGCTTCTACTGGCAGAGTGGTTACAGTTAAGAATGTAGTGATCCAGCAAGTATCTTCATTAACAACAGCTATGTCAATGAATACGAATGCTAAAGGTACAAAGATTGTTGCTGGAAAGGCTTACACAATATTTATGAAGGTTGCAACACAAACATCTTCAAACTCTATTAGTGCGACTTTGAAAGGGCCTACAACATCTGTACAGAACGTTGTGACATCGGTTGCTGTTGCTAGTAGGGATATAAACAACCCATCACTTATTAGGGTAAGCTTCACAGCTAATATTACAAGTGATCAAGCTGATCTTAGTATCCTTTCTACAGGTAAGCAAGGTGATAAGTTCTGGGTTAAGGAATTGCAAATTGCTGAAGGCACATTAGCTACTTCACCAACAACATGGTCGGCAGCTGCATATGACCTTCCTAAGTATACATTGTCATCGACAAGCCATGGGAATATTGACCTAAACGTCTCTAATTATAAAGGGGACCTTGGGGTTTACTTCCTATCAAATTTTGAAAAGACAGGTGATCTAATTCCAGTACCTATGGGATATAAGTTATCTGTCGCAATTAGCTGAGGATAATATGAAATTATTGATTTCTGCCTTCTTTGAAGTTGGCACTTGGGACCGAAAGTTCCTATTAAAAGGTGAGACTACTGGTTGGTTCAAAGGGAATCTAACTGACCAAGGTCTTGACAGATGTGGCGATAGTTATTGGTTCTCTGGCCTACATATTGGTACAGGGTCGGCAGATGTCAACGATGGTGCAACCTCTTTAGCTTCTCCTGTCCGTTTTCTTGACAAACCTAAGAGTGATGTATCTAAGTCATACCTTGAAGGTGACTTCATCGTATGGGAAAGAGAGATTGAGTATAGGATCGAAAATGAACAGATCGACCCTATCACTGAGATCGCTGCATCTTGGGATGATGATGTTGAGACAGTAGTGGCTTTAGCCAATTTACCTTTGGATGTTCCAATAGGTGAAAACGACGATCTAATCGTTAGAGTGAAGTTGATTGTAAAAGAGTCTGCTGTAGATACATTCTCAGGGACCGTAGACTTCGGGGCAAGCATTCACCAATTCGTGATCAAGCCTTGCTTCTACAAGAAATTCGATAATTACTTTATCGGTGGTCCTTTATCACAGAAAGATGGACATGTCTATAGTGGAGATATCCCTGCTGATCCAGCTCTGGAACCTGAAGGAGCTATTGATACGAATCTAGCTATCTTTGATAGTTACTCATTCAAATCAAGAAGCAGAACATTCTCAAATTTCTTCACTTTAAGTAGTCCGAACTCTTACACAAGAACAGCTACTTCACACACTATTGGGATTCCTAGCGCGTATGGTGTTGAGTTTACTCCACCTATCGATAAGAGTTTCAACAGAGAATTGACACTAAATTACGTAATTAAATGGGAGAGGGATAATGGCTAAGATTAACAAACCTGATTATAAAACTTTGTGGGCTTCTGAAGGTAACATCACAACTCCTTCATTGAACCAAACATTGTCTGGTTGGCAGATGAATCAGTTCCCACCATCGGGTGTGACGAACTACCAGATCAACAAAATTGAAACTACTCTTTCTTACTTGTACCAAATGGGTATTGCAGAGTGGACACCTGAAGTTGAATACCATCCAAACAGTTTAGCCTTACACAAAACAAACGGTTTAGTGTATAGATCAAAAACCATAAACACTGGTAAAGACCCAATGACTTCTGGCACTGATTGGGGCATTGCATTCGATTCGTTTGGTGCTTCAAATGATATCAGAACTGAAGTTGTTAAGATTATGGGTACGGATGGATACGTACCTTACTACGTTAAGAAATCTGATCCTGTTATGGATTCTACAGCTAAGGCCCCAGCATTCAGAGCTAACGTAGGTGCTCCATCTGGTGCTGTAGGTTTCCACTTCGCTAACTACCTAACTACAGGTATTTTCAGTCAAGGAGGTGACTTACTTCTATCTTCTGGTGGTGTAGTAAATGGTCGTATTAAATCAATCGCTCCTACTGTGGAGATGAATGATAATACATTGGTGACTACTGCACTACTTAAAAAAGTAATCGACGAAATTAAAGTTGCTACACAGCTTCCAATTGGTATGTCGATTATCTCTGCAAACAAAGCTAACCCTGCTACTTACCTTGGTTATGGTACATGGGTTCAAGACTTGCAAGGTAAAGCTCTTGTAGGTGTTATGGCAAATGCTGGTACAGACATTCCAGACTGGATTAAGTATGTTGATAGTACATCTGGTGATAGTTACACAACTAAGCTTGATGTTAAAAACCTACCATCTTTCAGAGCACCGCTATTACTTAATACATGGGTAGGTGGTGATGATGCGAGTGAAGCTGGTGCTATCTTGACATCTAACCGTAACTACAGAAGTGGTACACAGTTACCCGACAAATCGTTTGCAGACTTCCAAGGCGAGAACTTGCCATTCAGTAATGTTCAGCCTTCTCAAACTAAATTCATTTGGACTAGGACTGCTTAATTATGGAACTCGTTACAAGCTTCTTAGCTTTTGCTAAAAGCATTTTCCCTACCGTCATTGGTTCGGTCATTGCTATATGGCGTAAGCGAAACGAAGTTAACTTTAGGGAGATGGATGCCTACCAAAAGGCATCTATGCTCTTTGTGGCACTCTTTGCCATCGTGGTGGGTGTTTGTATCGGTAAGTGGGTTGGAGGCGCTGTAGCAGCGTATTATGGAACCACACCGATGATTACTACCCTTATTGAATTCGTTACAGCCCTAAACGGACTTAAAATCGTGGACAGCGCAATCAAGAGTGTTGAAGCAGCCTTAGATATCGTCACCAAGAATGTCCCTGTCTTGATGGGGAATATTGTTGAACTTATCTCCGACAAAATCGAAAAGATTTTCGGTAAGAAATAAAAAGGTGAATATATGACTATTGTCCTTATACAGATTATCCTTGCTTTATTTTTCTTCATTAACCTCTATTGTGAAGTATCTAAGAGATATGTCAACTGTGGTGTCCCTGTATCATTACGATGGATATTCATGGTGGCATCTCTGGTGGCTTTAGCTAAGATCAAAATTCTAGCAGCAACACCTGTGATTGTTCAGATCGCAGCCTTGCTTATTGTGATTGGTTTAGCTGTCTTCTTATACGACCACGTCTTGAAAAGACAAATTAGGATTACGAACTTTAAACTTAAGAAACTATACCTTTCTGAAACTAGAAAGCGTAGACAACAGAGATAGGAGAACTAAATGTTAAAAGGCAATCAAGCTGTTCTAATTTATGGAACAAACTCAGCAACATTATCAACACTCGAAGAGCTTAAGGAGTATATGAGTGGAGGTGATGTAGAGGGAGTTACCAAGGAGTATGTAGATACTCAACTTGCCACTAAAGCGAGTACAACACAATTGGCAGCTAAAGCCGACAAATCCTACGTCGATACACAGTTAGCTACTAAGGCATCAACAGCCTCAGTTACACCTAAAGCTGATAAGACGTATGTAGATGCAGAATTGGCTAAGAAAATTAGTTTGCCAGCTACAGCAAATGAAGGCGACATCCTAACCTTTACAGGAGGGAAGTGGGCTGCTGTACCTGCATCTCAACCAGTATAAGGAGTTATAAATGAAATTGACAAGTGGTGGCTTCGCCATCCTTAAGGAAAAACTCTTCAAGGTTTATGACCAAGATCAAGTGGATGCATTAAACTTCATTGTTAAAGCTTGTGACTCTTACAAAGTTACTTACCCAGAGGCAGCTTATATCTTAGCTACTATCTTCCACGAGACTGGGTATACTAAAGACGGTAAGATGTATCGGTCTATGCAACCTGTTAAGGAGAGAGGATCACAAGCCTACCTTGAAGGTAAGAAGTACTATCCGTACATTGGATATGGATATGTTCAATTGACTTGGAAGGAAAACTACAAGAAGGTAGGTAATCTAATTGGCGTTGATTTAATCAAATGTCCAGAGAAAGCTTTAGAAAAAGATGTAGCTATCAAAATTGCTATTGAAGGGATGTTGAATGGTTGGTTTACAGGTGTTGGCTTCAGACGTAAGCGACCTGTAGCTAAATATGACAGACCTAAGTATGTGGCAGCTAGGGCAATCATCAATGGTACAGACCGTGCTGGTGATATTGCTGACTATGCTATGATTTTCGAAAAAGCTTTAAGAAGTAATTAACAAAAGAAAAGGGAGCCTAGTGCTCCCTCTTTTTATTCCTGATACCCTACATATTCTTTAATAGCGTCCACAAGAAATGGTTGCATAACAAGAAGAATACATAAGGGTTCGTCAAAAATTTTCCCTATATCAACATGTGTATCGAACTTAATCTTTTTGAAGTGTTCATTGATTCTTGTATTAAATGTATCACCATCAACATCAACACCAACTTTCTCAAAAAACTCTTCAAGCTTCACAGCATACTTTGAGTTGTCAAAGATTTCAATTAATGCTGTAGGGTTACATTGTTCAAATTCGGCAATATGATTCTCAATAAACTCATTTACCTTTTTGTTTATTTCGTTAAAGTCCATAAAGAAACTCCTTAACATCCCATGAAATGGCCTTATTCTCTTCTAGGAGAGCTTTTAGCACGTTAGTTGATGAATCATGCCAAGAACCTAAAAAGTCCCTTAGAAACGCAGTAGAGTGGATTTTAAGATGCTCTTTAAGAACTTTCTTCATCATCATTTCAATAATGATACTTTCTTTACGATCTTGCTCTCTACCAAACCTCTGGAAATTAACCTTCGGATCATGGATAAGCATGATGTTTAAAGTATTAGTCTCGTCAGAGATTTCCTTATGGGCATCCAAGAAACGATTACAATGGTCATCCCAATGCATCCAAGGCATATCTGGTTCATGGATTTTATTCATTGTACCGTACACCTTACCTACCAATACAGGTGAATCTGTAATCACCACATCACAACCAGAGTTCATATATAAACTAAGTAACCGTGTTTGCTCTCCTGTGATTGTCCACTGGTTTATACTCTTGGTACTCAATCCATTCAAGATAGGCTCTTTGATCCATTCACGGCAGTATTCAGCATTAATACCTTTTAACTTAAGAGCATTGGCAAGGGTAGTAGCCAAAATGGTTTTCCCCGTTCCAGATGCACCAAAGATATTAATCAATAGTGGTTTCTTCATTAATGAATCACCTCCAGAAATGTGAAGTCATCAATCCGCTGTCCTGTTTGCAAAACTAGTTTACGTTCAGCCTGATCATAATCTTCAGCGTGAATAGTATATTTAATGCTTGTGTAAATATTGTCTTGAAATACAAACTTTTTCATACATCACCTCATACATATTTAATAACAACACACCCACGATTACCATTAAGGGTTTCACCACGATCAGTTAACGCTAAAACTGCTTTTAAAGCTTCCTGATCTGTAAATGGTAAAGCTTCATCGACATTACCTGACCAATTTGATACGTTCTTAGTGACAAGTCGTCCAGCTGAATGAGCTTGTTCAATGTTAACACTCTTAAGATAACGATTTTGTAATGTGTGGTAGATTACTTGTCTAAGCTCTTTAACTCGTGCATCAATATCATGATCTAAAATCTTGATGACAGATGAAGCTTCACTCTTATTAGAAAACTTCAAAGCTCTCTCAAAATCATGGTGGAAGTGTGAGTTGATTACAAAATTATTAACTTCATCTTTTTTATCGCTTGGTTGAGCTGTCCAAACCTTTGCTAAGTAACAACCATATTGATCTACGATTACAAACATTTTATACCTCCAATAAAAAGAGAGGGACAAGCCCTCCCATTAATTAAATTTAAACTTTAAATAAATCTTTATTAACACTCTTGGCGAATGCTAAAAACATTTGTTTTTCACGTTCATTTACACCTTTAGGTAATTGAACTCGATGTTTAAATTCACCACGCTTAACAATTGAAGTATTACGCATAACTTTTCTCCTCTAAAATAATACTATTTGTACGATTATTCGTTTCATCATAATCGACTAGAACATCATAGCCAATGGCATTAATGATGTCAACAACTTTTTTCATACCAATTCCATCATCGATAGAAACTCTTACAACCTGCCCATTTCTCTTAACAATATCATGTAGACCAAAATATTGGACAGTATCACGATAATGCCAATTATTACCGTCTTTCGAGATATATTCAACACTACTCCCCTTCCCTGCTAATGTAAGTAACTTATCTTTCATAAAGAAATTCACCCATCTCGACAGCAAGATGCTAGGGACGAACACTTTAATCTTATCAAAGGCCAGTTGAGTTGATCTATCTAACTCATCATAAATACGAATATGGTATCGACCTCTTGGGTTTTTAAACGTTTCAAATTGAAACTTAATCTGTTCTTTCTTAGGTTTCTTAACGTTTACTTGAATCTTGAAATCTGCCAATGGTTGAACCTCCGAAACTAAAGTGTGAATTGTATAGGATTGTTATAGGAATGTAAAGGATGATTTGTCATATATTACAGTATTTAATCCTAGACTTTGGGCGTACTTAATCATATGGGTAGTACCTTTACTGATGTCAGTCCTAAAGGCCATAACTTCAATCATACATCTGTTTATAGCTTTAGATAAAACATAGTTACCCATTTCTTCATTTCTATAAATACCAGCCTTCTTACCCATTCTATCCCAGTCAGCCTCAAACATCTTATACTTGATATCATGAGCTTTACAAAATCTCAAGGCATGTGAGTCAACACCATTTGCACAACCAAAGACCATTAACCCTATTTCATCTGGCTTATGTCTTTGTAGCATGTGATCTCTGAACTCTCTATAGGACCAACCTTCTCTGGACCCAGTGATTAGTAGTATTTTCATTATTCCCTCTCTCGTAGTTTAGCTGGGAGTTTAATTGCCTCCATATAAAGTGGATCATAGATTTCTCTGGCTGCTACTACTGAACATAATGTTCTGGCAATATCTGCTGTCAATCTTTTTATTCCACCCGTCTTTTCATCAAACTCATAGAACTCTCGCTCTACAGTCTTTTGTATGTCTAATGCTTGGTGATACCTCTTATACGCTGGATAGCTCATCAATAATCCTCTTTAAAATATTTTGCATCTTCTTTCATCTTACGATTTCTCTCTAGGATATCAATATTAGGGATACGTTTAAAGAGGTCAGAGAAAGAAGCTTTAGGTTGGTAATCAATTTTAGGTGCATTACATTGATCCATAGCTGCATCGATAGCTGCAAAGTAATCATCGATATCAACGTTATCATCTTCCTCTTCTTCAACAGGTTCAGTAGGTAAGTCTTCTTTCTTTCCAACTAAATGTTTTAAAGCATCTGGAATACCTTTAACAACGTTAGAACGAGATTCACCCTGTTTCTTGAATGAGTCTTCCATGTTTGTCTTTGGTTTAACAACTTTAGAAACTTTCTTAGCTACTTCTTTAACTACTTTCTTCACAATGTTAAGAAGCTTGCAAGCTTTCTCAGTAATTGAATAATGAGTAGTACGAGTATGACCCATATCATGTGAAACAAGGATAAGACCAAAATCAATTAACTTTTTCTTAGCTCTTTGAATTTGACTCTCAGATAATGAACCTTCGAAGTCTTCAGATAGTTGTTTATTAGTTCGATACACCTTAGACACATTCTTAGTCTCAGACCAGAATTTAATGTGGTTAAGTAAGAGAGCAGCTTGAATACCAACTAAGTTAGCTACTTCTGGATTGTAAGATTTAATATACGACATGATAACACCTCTTCGATGTAGGCAATCATACACATCTTAAAAACTCAGATCAATATTTAATTTTATTTTTAATTTAATTTTATTCTATTAATAACATTTGACAGATACGAAGAATGGATTTTTCACAAACGATAAATGGAGATTTCGATATTGAAAACTGGATATTCTGAAACTGAAATATGCATATTGCAGAATCGAAATATGGAGGATAAATAAAAAGGATTTGACAACTGAATTTAATATAT